CATGAATCCCGTCGATGGCGGCGATCAGTATATCCAGCCGCTAAATATGGCGACAGTAGCAGACGAGCCAACAGAGGAAACAGAGCCAGCCGATAGAAGCTGGGCGATGCCACTATTAGAAGATGCCCTAATGAGATCCAGGCGCGTCCAAGAAAACAAAGAGAGAACAGCGCTCAAACGTAAGGGCGACCATTACGGCGAATGGCGGCAACTATGGCGAGAGCAAGAGCTACCGGCCCTAATGATCGAGATACTCGGACCATCTCTCGAGGCGATATGTCGGTCGTATGATATGGACGCGAGCGATACAGATATAACAATCAGCGAAACGGTCGAGCAATGGATAACGACGGAGCTAGACGAGTCGGCATTTGCTCAGAAAACTATTAAGGGGATACAATGAACGAACAAAGAGCGATCAACTTCGAAGCTGCCGAATTTCGATTCGATGAAGAAAACAGCAACATCCTAGAGGGCTACGCGAGCGTATTCAACAGCAAGACAAACCTGGGGCGGTTCGATGAGATTATCGAGCCGGGAGCATTTACGCGGGCGCTATCTGAGGAGCAAGATGTACGCGCACTGATCGACCACGATAGCGGTCGTATCATCGGCAGGACCAAGAACGGCACGCTAGAGCTACGAGAGGATAGCAAGGGTCTACATTCGAGAATCACGCTACCAGATACGCAGGACGGTAGAGATTTGGCGACCCTAATCGAGCTTGGTACGCTTGACGCGATGAGCTTCGGCTTTTCTGTGAAGGGCGACCGATGGGAAAAGAACGAAGGCCGGAACACTAGGCACATATCCGACGTGGACCTATACGACGTGAGCATCGTCGCCTATCCAGCTTACGCAGATACGAGCGTAGCGCTGCGATCGATGCCGCAAGAAGAGGGCGACAATCGGCGGCTCCGGTTCGACCTACTTTTAAAGAGATTTAGAGCAAATACTTGGCAATAAACTGTCGAGTTATTCGTTACACATAAGAAGGGGAAGGACCAGCGCGATCACGCCGACGCGGTTCGCGGGACAACCTACCTAACAACCTAGACAGATCTACGCCTATGCGACCTCTGCGCGGTTTCGTGCTATCAGTACAGACCCACAGAGGGTCGCATTTATTACATTAAGGGGAGCCAACAATGGCTGAACAAACAACAACAGAGCTTAAACAGCTCAGAGCAAAGGGTGTCAAATCATTACGCGAAATCTTGGATATCGCCGATGGTGAAAGTCGCCCTCTAAGCGGCGAAGAACGTCAGAAGTACGACAAGATCGATACAGACGTCGAAGCCCTTACAGAAACAATAGACAGACGCGATAAGCAAGAACGCGCAGAGAAGATGATAACGTCAGATACCGGCGAATCACGCGTAACGCGTAAAGCGGCGACACAAGCAGAAATGCTTGATTCTGAGGAGTATCGTAACGCATTTTACAAGTACATAAGATACGGCTCTAATGCCCTAGTCGGCGACGAAGCTCGGGGACTATCCATTGGGACCGACGCAGCCGGGGGGTACTTGACAGAGACAGTATTAGACCGAAAACTCGTACAAACGCTCGATGAAATGAACGTAATGAGGCAGTTATGCACCGTAATATCCACAGCATCAGACCGTAATATAGCGGTAGAATCAGATGCAGCTACAGCGGTTTGGATGGCTGAAGAGGCGAGTTATACAGAGGACGATGTTGCATTTACGCAGGTATCGTTATCCGCATACAAACTCGGTTCGATTATGAAAATTTCCGAGGAGCTACTCCAGGATAATGTATTTGACCTCACTAGTTACTTAGCTACAAACTTTGCGAGACGCCTTGCAAACGCTGAAGAAACTGCTTTTGTAAATGGTGACGGATCCTCAAAACCCACCGGGGTAACATCGGGGGCGACCGCTTCGGTAACGGCAGCATCGGCTACCGTTTTAACCAGTGATGAGCTCATCGATCTCTACCACAGCTGCGGCCGGCAGTATCGAAATAATGCCAGTTGGCTCATGCGAGACAGCACTATTAAAGAGATCAGAAAGCTTAAAGACAGTGATGGCCAGTACGTTTGGCAACCAGGCATGCAAGCCGGCGAGCCAGATCGTCTATTTGGTAATCCTGTTTATGCATCTCCAGATATGCCAGAAACAGCGACAGGTGCTATCTCTGTCGTCTTTGGTGATTTTAGTTATTACACAATCGCAGACCGAGGATCTCGATCCTTGATTCGATTGAATGAATTGTATAGCGCAAATGGCCAAATCGGATACCGGATTTTTGAAAGAACTGATGGCAAGGTAATCCTTGCTGAAGCTTTGCACAAAATCACGATGGCGTAACAGTACGTAACAGTACGTAACACCTGCCGGGTCTTAACGGATCCGGCAGGATTTTAAGGGGATTTTATGAGCTTAGTACAATCATCAGCTCCAAGTGTCGAGCCAGTAACCACTACCGATCAGAAGAACTGGATGAGGGTAGATACTTCAGACGAGGATACGCTCATCGGATCACTTGCAGCGGCAGCTCGCGCATGGTTTGAGATGGCTACAAATCGGCAATGTATAACAGCAAGCTGGACCTATAAGATTACAAACTTCCCAGAGGCCGAGATCATTCTACCACTTAGCCCATTACAGTCGATTACTTCGATTAAATACTACGATAATAACGACGTCCAGCAGACCTGGTCATCAGGCGAGTACACGGTAGACACAGCAAGCACGCCGGGACGAGTAAGGCCAGCCAGCGGCTACGATTGGCCGAGCGATTTACGCGGCTACAATAACGATATAGAGGTCATATTCGTAGCAGGATATGGCGACGCGGCGAGCGACGTACCGGACGGGGTAAAGGCGGCGATTAAGTTACTCGCTTCTAACTGGTTTGAAAATAGGGAAAGCAACGCGCCTATCAACCTGCAACCGGTACCGATGGCGCTGGAATCCCTAACGTGGCAATACAGAGACGGGTCGATCGCATGATAGCCGGACAACTACGGCACAGAGTAACCGTCCAAAGCGTAGGGTCTACGGTGGACGACTACGGCGATTTATCAAATAGCTGGTCCACAGATGCGAGCGTATGGGCGAGTATAGAGCCGGCTAGCGGATCAGAGCAGGATCTAGCTGGCGAGTTGAGCGGCGTAGTTACACATAAGATCAAAATTAGATACCGCTCGGGTGTCACGTCTAACAGCCGGCTAGTATTCGATAGCCGTACATTTGAGATAGAGAGCGTTCGTAATTGGCAAGAGCGGAACGTCTATCTCGAGCTTTTATGTAAAGAGGTGACAACGTGAGCGTTAAATTAGAAATCGATAAAACCTCTTTTAGTAAAGTAAATAAGCGACTTAAAAAGTTAGGATATAAGGTTCGGCAGAATGTAATGAGAAAGGGAATGCGGCGATTTACTGCCGTTATTCGCAACCGCGCGAGAGAGTTAGCTCCCGTCCGCACCGGCAACCTCAAGAAATCGATCACTAGCAAAACAAGCAGCAGAGCCAAAACGGGTATGATCATTGGCCGTGTATTCGTGAGCCGCAAGCGTGGCGTCCATTACGGACATATCCAAGAGTACGGCTCATATGTAAGAAAGCAACCGGCGCGGCGATTTATGACGCGAGCATTTGAGGAGTTTAACGATGAGGATCTTTTTGGCCACTTTGTCAACGCTGCGCTAATCGAAGAATTGCAGAAGATGGGGCTGAAGTAATGAGTTTGGAAAAAGCAGTTAGGCAAGTATTGACAGACGACGCAACCGTCGCCAGTTTGGTCAGCTCGAGAGTATATCCACAACGCCGGCCTACCGGTTCAGCATTGCCGGCGCTAGTTTATCAGAATGTATACAGCCACCAGCGGGAATGTATAGAATCACAGGCAGGGCTACGCCGTACCAGGTTCAGTGTCGACGTTATCGATGAAACATACGGCGATACTAAAACCTTACGCGATGCAGTAGAGAGCGCGCTAGTCAATTATACCGGCACGCTACAAAGCGAAACAATCCACAGTTTACGGCTAGAGTCGGCCGTCGACATCGACGAAGAAAACACGCCAGCGGGACAATTTGGGGTATTTCGTACAATACTCGACTTTGTTATATGGCATAATTAAGGGGAGCCAATAATGGCCATTACTACAAACGGGGCGACATTTACATATAACAGCGAGGTTATCGGAGAACTAGTATCAATCTCTGGACCATCAGTATCGGTCGCTACAATAGATACAACCACACTAGACGATGTACACAGGACATTTGTAGGTGGTACGATCGACGGCGGCGAAATCAGTATCGAGGTATTGATTGACCCAATGGGGACCGACGCGCAGAAATTTGAGGACGAATGGGACGCTACAGCAACAGCAGCCCCAACAGCTAAAACTTGCGTGATAACATTCCCAGGCGCAGCAACAGCGGCAACGTACACGTTCAGCGCACTTATGACGAGCTACGATTTAGACCTTCCGATGGATGATTCCATCAAGGCAAGTATCACGCTCAAGATTAGCGGGGCAGTAACGATCGCCTAATGCTAAGTAGAGACGCAATACTATCAAGCGACGATTTACCCAGGGAGCGTGTAGACGTTCCCGAATGGGGCGGCGATGTATACGTACGCACCCTTACAGGTACAGAGCGTGATACTTTCGAGCAGTCGATGCAGGGCAAAAAAGATAAGATAAATCTCGATAATGTTCGAGCCCGGTTTGCTGTTTTGACAATTTGCGACGAAGCAGGGACTAGGATCTTTAATGCTGCCGATGCTGCCAAACTGGGCAGCAAATCAGCCGCCGCACTAGATCGAGTATTCGCAGTCGCTCAACGGCTCAACGGTTTCAGTAACGAAGATACCGAGGAACTAGCGGGAAACTAAAGAGCCGCCCCGAGCGGCGATTCTACTTCCAGCTGGCTCTTGCTCTTGGCATGACTGTCCGCGAAATGTTGGCGAGGATTGATTCTAAAGAGTTATCTGAGTGGATGGCATTCTATGAGTTAGACCCTTTTGGAAGTGTGAGAACAGATCTAAACGCCGGAGTTATAGCGGCTACGATTGCGAACGTCAACAGAGGCAAGAACGGCAAAACTTTCCAGCCGTCGGACTTCATGCCATACGTCGAAAAACTAGAACAGACAGAGGGCGACATGATGAGCATACTAAATACTATGGTTAAGGGGAAATAATGGCAACGGTCGGCAGTCTTTTCATCAATGTAAAGGCAAGAACTAAATCATTCCGGAAGAAGATGAGCAACGTTGGGGCAACCATCAAGCGGCTCTCTGTTGGCTTTCTAAACATAGCTAAAAAGGTCGCCATGTTTGGGGCGGCAATTACAGCGGTGGCGGTAGTTGCTATCGTAGCATTAACTAAGAAGGGACTGGCGGCGGTTGATACGCTGGCTAAATTGGCCCAGAATATAGGGGCGACTGTTGCCTCTTTGCAGATCTTGCGGCACATGGCTACTCTTGGCGGCGTTGCCATCGAGAAGATGGACAAATCCATCGCTAAGATGGTCCGAGGGATTGGTGAGGCGGCTATCTTTAGTACCGGCGAGGCAGCCGACGCATTGAGAGAGCTCGGACTATCGGCTACATCTCTTGAGAAACTTAGTCCAGAAAAGATGTTCGGCAAGATTGCCGACGCAATAAACAAAATCGGAAACCAAGCACGACAGGGGCTACTTGCATATAAGATCTTTGGCAGATCGGGACAGGAGCTTATCGTTACTATGAAGGGCGGATCTATAGCCATCGCGGAGATGACTAAGAAAATGCAAGAGCTGGGCGTGCTCGTAAGTGATAAGCACGCTCAGATGGTCGAAAAAGCAAACGACGCCTGGGCAGATATCGCGCTCGTATGGGACGGATTAAGTAAACAGCTGGCGGTAGAGTTTGCTCCAGTCCTCACGTTAGTAGCGGAGAAGATGCTGCAATTTGTAAAGACCGCCGGCGGTATGGGCGTTGTGGCTGAGTACGTTGTTTTGGCGATTGCCAAGATTGGCGCGGCTGCCTGGAATATGCTGCTCAAAGTTGCCCAGCATTGGTACGAGTTTAAGGCGGCTATTTTCCAG